GCGTTGTACAAACACTTGCTGCCATCTATTCTAAACGCCTCCTCCCAACTGAGTGGTTCCTTTCGGATGATTGCACTGAGTGCATGAGGATCGTTCGTTAAAAGCTTTCGCTCTTCTAATATTTCATCTAATGCTTTATCTCTATCCGCCAAACCATACTGATCATAATACCTGGTCTGATCGGCAGAACAGAAATATCTATATAGTCCGCTCGGTGTTCTTTTGCCTGCCTTCTTAGTCTGATCTGAATTATCCCAGATCTTTTTGAATGCAGCACCACCTTGCTCCATATCTTCTACAGTCGTAGTCAACAAAGCCTTACCAATAATCTTACCCTCATCATCCAGGTGGCAGTACCTTGTTACCAGGTATCTGTTCCACACATTCACATCGGCAGTCTTCCCAACCTCATCACCTAAGTACCTATGTATCTTCTGACCATCATAAGAGATGGCTTCAGATGGTTTCCAGTCGATCATACTTTCAAGCTCATCCTCATCCATTATGGTTGCAGCTTTTCTACCCTTGATAACGGTATTGAAAAATCGCAACTCGGATGTTGGCGTTAAACCCTTTGACTGATCGTATGTTGGTACAAAGAAGTCAGGTAACTTTTTAAATGGTTGCACTATTGCTTTACGAAAAACCTCTTTAGCATCGCCACCAGTTTTTGACTGGATACCAGCTCGTGCATTCTTAGCACGTGATGTATATTCGTAGAGGAACACGCCACCTCTGAAAGTCTTACCCTGTCTACGTTTCGTGATTTCTACCATGCCAAAACATTCTGGATCCTCAATGCAATACTGCATGAAGTAGAAATATTTTCTATCGGTGTCACGATACTTAGGTAAACCTGTATCGAGTGTCCAATAGTTTAGGTAGAAATAATGCATGCCGGTTATATAAGTCGGCTTGCCATTATTGTAAAACCAGAAACCGTTCAACCTTCTATCCCATTCCTGCGTTCTGAAATTTTCCAGAACCGGATCAAAGAACTCTTTATCTTTTAACTGTTCAGTTAATTCCTTTTCTCTTAGCTTAGTATAATTCTCTGGAAGCTTTATAACCTCCCAATACTGTTCCGTTTTCTTTGGACTCCTGGCATACACAAGTCTTTTCTCTACATCACCCGTGATCTGATTGTATACATAACCAACTGGCGGTATACTACAAACAAGTCCCTGGATGTCCTCAGTAGTTCCTTTATCTATGGTTCTGAACATTCGCTATCTCCTCAGGTCTAAGCCTTTTTCTTTTAGTCAATATCTCTTCTAGCTTTTCATCACCACCAGATAAATCACGGAAGTACTTTTGTAACCTTAAGTAGATGTCATCCATCGAAGACATAATCTTTGTCTTGATCTCAACTGCCTGGAGAATATCTTTGTCCCTGGCACCATCTACCGGCATCATTACACGCCTGTTGTATTCAAAGAACGCCTGCTCGTTACTTACGATCATGAACCACACCATGTTGTTCTGATACTTTAAGTACTTGATAGTCAATTCCAAAAGCTCCTCGTAAGGTTCTTCTTCATCGCCATCCTTAAGCTTGAAATCAAATAGCTGCGTCACGTCATCCTTCATCATATCATATCCCGCCAGGTCAGCAGCAAATTCCTTACGCTTGCCCAGTTCGGGGTAATGGTGCCTGAGCGGAGAGTTAATATCATACATGAGTATGGTATACCTCACCAACTTATCATTAGCATCACCTAATATCGATTTGAGTTTAGGGTATTCAACTATCAGGTTTTTCCGGACAGTTGGATTAAACTCCATCTTTGAAAAGTCCTTCTCTGGGATCATAACTCTTCTAAGTATCCGTCCTTTACGAAGTTTATTACGTTAGGGAACAAACGATGAGTAAGAGTCACCTCTACCTGGTCACCGACCTCAAAGACCATGTCGTGAAACATTATAGGTTTCAATACTTTAAAAGATCTATTGTAGCCTTGGTATGGGAATAAGTGATTCAAGTACTCTTGCCTTTCCTTACATCCACACCCTGGCGCACCAACTAGCTTGGCCACAGCATCAGCAACCTTGTCAATGCCAAAGAAGCTGGTAAGCTTAGCTACGCTATCGCCTAATCCGTTTTGTTCGCTCATAGTTAATATTGGTTGTACGCAAAATTACCAGAGCACTAGTCTGTGTGTGTGGAAAACAGGGGGTGGTTTTTAGCCGAGTAGGGCCTCTAGTTCTTTTGTGGTTTCCATGATCTCATATTCGAAACCACCACGGGAGAATATCTTGGTACCCTCTCGTTCACCAGGGATACCTTCCTCATCTACAAAGAAGATGTTGTTAGGTACATATGACTCTATCTGAAAAGGGTTGATTCTAAGGGGGGAAGAGAATAACATCTCGTCCTCATTAAAGCACAATGTCAATGAAATAAACCTTTCGTTCATGGGGTTACTCTTTAAATACGGTGTAGATTTTTGTTGTTACTATCCGGCCGAAATATATCTTATACACCTTGACGCCAATCTCATCACACTCAGTTTTAAGAGAGTTCTTAATAGCGGTTAGGGTAGTCTTCTTCTTGATCTCATCCCATTCACAGTCGGTCAAATAATCAGCGATTATACCACGGGTGATGTCATGCATATTTGATGCGCCATCATTTACATCTAGTATAAATTTCTTGGGATCGATTATCTCAAATTTTACAATAGGCTCAACGCTGACCTGCTTAGCATCAGCTGTAGTGATGTCAACAGGATTAACATGGAACGTATCCACGGTTCTGATAACAGTATGGATCTCGTCAATAAAAGGGATCTTAAAGTTTACACCCTCAGTTAAATCCTTTTTGTATTTGCCCAGGCGTAACAATACACCGGCCTCATATGTCCTAACAATAAATACTGGGGCTAAGTAGTCTCTCCACTTTTCACCTAACCATTCGAGTAACCTAATAAATCCGTCTAGCATATTATTTGAATTTCATGTAAAATTGTTTTGTCAGGTATTGTAACTCGTATGAATAGATTTCTTCGGTGTGTTCGTTTAGTTCAAGCCCAGCCCACTTCATTACATCATTTGTAACATGGAGCAGTTCGTGATTAACAATGCTAGGATCATCAGCATTAGGTAACCACATAATAACAGGTAGTCCTTCCTGGGAAGGGAAAGTCACTCCTCTGCAATCGAGTACATCAGATTCTACTTCATAAAACTTCCTTATGTGAGAAAGCGCATATGCGGTATCTTCAGTCACCAGCACAATAATATTCTGATCGATGGTACCACCAGTCATTACAATCTCTTTAGGCTGGCACGCACAGAATAATAATATGATTAGCAGGTATCTCATTTGAATAACTTCCAGTTGTCTTTATACTTTAGTAAAGTATCGTTGCCTATGTTCATCTTAAAAACATACCTAACTTCCTCGATCGGGATTATATACCAGGCGTTGTTATCCTCGATATACAATGCTAGAATATCTGCGTCCTGCTTGGTGTAGGGCCGCTCATTGCTTTTCCCAATACGTACAACAAATGATTTTCTCCCTTTACCTCTTCTACCTTTTATCTGTACTCTATATAATTTCTTCTTAGTATCGATGACACGATCGTACTGCGCCATATCGGAGCGGGGGGCGGAGACAATAAATCCTCTGGTCAATGTCTCAAACTCAAATAGCGACTCAATCGCTGGTCCGCTGATTGGCATCCTTTCTCTCTAGCTGTAGTTTATGTATCCATTCTAAATAATCTTTGATTCCTTGCATACCTAAACTCTCGTAAGCTTTGCGTAACCTGCGTTCATGATTAATATCATGCACAACTATGTTAGGCTTGGGCTCACCATTCTCCAGGTAGTAACCACTTATTGTTTGTTCTTGTACCTTCGGCAACCTATCGGCCACCTCACGTATATATCTAACTTCTTCCTTTTTCATGTTTGACTAGTATGTTGGAGTTGTACATCACAAAAAACTTTCTGCCTTCAATCTCATTCTCAAACTTGCCAAGCTCCTCATACTCTACAATGGATCCGTTCGGGATAGATGGGTCGTTGGAAGAAAACACTCTACCCTTAGTGGTCTGTTTCTTTTTCATCATCTCGGGTATAACCAAGAAGTCATGAGTAACCTCTTCATCCAGGGGCTCGATAAGAATGTGTTCGCCAACAGGATAAATCTTACCATCCCTAACAGTGGCTAGGGCCTGGAAATAATCTACTAAGTAAAGGTTACTATCGATCCTGTTATCTTCATCCATCACCACTAGGTAATGGAAGTACAAGGTATCACCAACCTCAACGGTATTATAGAATCCATTAACGGTGAAGTCCTTGGGCACACGTCTAGCAATAGCTTCAACCTTGCCGTGACTAACGACATTCCATTCAGGTTTGTAAGTTGTATCCTTGTAGAACTTGATCCCAGAATCGGTAGTAACCTCATCATTGAATTGCTTTTCAACGGATACAATGATTTTAGTAGGGGATTGCATAACGCTAAATTATTTAGTAACTCTCTAATATAGAGATATTTATGCACAAACTTTTGCACACAAAAAGGCCCCACCGAACCACCAGTGGAGCCTAGACCATAAAACAAAATCAGTGCAAATATATAAAGGGTTGTCAGCTAACCTATGCGGTTATCCGAAGACTTACCAACCTTTCAATTGGTTTGAGTAGAAGGTATATTCAGGGGTGTCAATAACATAGTCACCGTCCTGTACAAAGTACCATGGACCATCTTCTCCTTTAAGGATATGGATGTCCTGTGCTGGCATGTAGCTCTGTGCGATCATATAAGCCTTCTTGCCTTGGGCGTTTACCGCCACGTCAATAACTATTACCACATGGCCGGGGAAGCCACCTTTGATGAGTACATCCCCGATCTGGATGTCTTTCATCTTCTTAGCCTTAACCTGCTTCTCTAAGCTGGCTGAGTTGCAATTGGCGAACACGGCATCAAGGTACTTGATCTTGTGCCACTCCTCGTAAGGAGGTTTAAACCTGAACTCCTTTCCAGCGTTGCTGTAGAAGACAATCTTGCCGTACTGACCAGACGCCATTAGGTACTCAGTCCTCAGGCGCATAACTGCATCAGCACATTGCTGCAGATCTTTATGACCGACCGGTACATCCAGGACGGCATACTGTGCAGTCTGGTTTGCCTTGGGCCTACCGTTGTACAAGTACACAGTCTTGTCCTGCTTTAAAACTATATTACGTAAGTACTTTCCGAATCCATCTGTCTGAACTCTCGTGTATCCAGCAGGGGTGGGTATGGACTCTGTGGTGTTGACACCAATTAATAGCGAGATGAATAGTGTTATCATGCCGCTAAAATAGAGAGTTATGCAATAATATATTGTTAAGGTTTTGCCAAAGTCTAATATGGCGAACCTAATTGCTTGATACTCTGCATGAAATTTTCTGAAAATTCATGCACAAAGTAAGGGTAAAAGTTGCCAAAGTCGGTAATAGAATGACGCCAATATTGGAAGTATAATTCTAATTGTTGGTAGTTATACTACCAATTATGGGTAAAGATTAAACAATTGGAAATATAGTTCTAGTTATGTCACCGACATCAATGTCGGGAACATCCGTCATATGTGCTATATATTGCACATTGTGGTGGGTTTCTGCAACATAAGGTGGGATGCACAACGTAATGTGCATTATACGACACATTTTGCTGCACTTTTGTGCATTATAAGACACATTAGATATTCACGAACCCGTTCTTGTCTACTTTACTTGCAGTATGTAACGCCAATAATTCACGTACAGATTTACCCAGGGTCTTCTGGAAATGCGGTGCATCCACAAACTTCCAATCTCCTCCCCATTCCCATCCATACTGCTTGAAGATGGTAACCACTTCCTGCCAGTCACTCTTGCCGTCTTTATCAAAGTCACCTTTGGTATCCCAAGATGCGGTCTCGTAAGTTCCGTTTCCATCCCTGTCAACCAATAAAACAATATCAATAGCCAGGCCGTAGTTGTGGTAACTCATACCACCTTTGGCGTTTGTTACAATCTTACCTGGCTTGGACCTACCTTGTGCATACAGGGCGTCCTGCTCAGCGAAGGTTCTAAGGGTGAATGTAAATCTACAAATAGCCTTGCCCGTTAGGGCCTTACAGATCTCTTCATAAATCTCGGTTACTTCATCTCTTAACCTAGGGTGTAATAACTGGATCTTCTCAAGGGTTTTCTGATCTTTCATTGATACGGATTTTATGTTTTGCTATCAGCATGTCCATATGCTGTTTTTTATCACCATATTCGACATGACATGAGCGGCACAGGGCCATAAGGTTTTCTATCTCGTCCTTATCCTTAGACCCACCCATACCCCTGCGGTATATGTGGTGGATGTCAACGGCACGGGAGGAACAGATCTCGCAAGGTATATATGAATCCAAGCCATACCCGAAATAATCGAGGTAGGTTTTAGTATGCTTTTGCATAGTAGAATCCGAGTACAATAAACAATATACCGATGCGAACAACCTTGTACTGATGCAGGTCATCACAAGACTCACAATACAGATGGGAGTCGTGTATATCTAAGCCGATAACCGGGTCATCAGGGAACACGTCACAGACAAGGGATAACTTTGGGGTAACATTTACATTGATTATTCTCATAGGTAATTAAATTTCGCATGCTGCTTGGGGATGCAATAGAGCTGCTCCATCCCCCGAACTTGACACTTCACCCACCTCAATTCGGAGATATTCCGAATAACACTATCAAATACTACAAGGTGCTGGGAGGCGTCATGATTAAACAATAACCAATGTGTAGGTCGGCCATAGGTAAAAACCGGGTCATCCCACTTCTCCATCTTGCGAGGGAGGAACTGTATATCGTGAAAGGGGAAGGAATCTTTCCAGGCACGCTTCATCTCCACTTCCAGGTTATGGGTATGTGCGCCATTAGATCTGTCAATTAAAAGGATGTCAACCCTAAACTCGGCACGTTCATCATCAGGGTAAAAGTCTTCCGCCAGGACAGCTTTGTACTTTGGGTGATTAGCAAATAGTCTTAAAGCCTCCAACCTGCAGATCAAGTCCGAGGACTGCTTAGCTTCAATATTGAACTGTCTAGGATTCATTAATACACTGCCACCAGATTCTGAGCCTTCTGAACAAGGCTTCGCCTAAAAGCACTTATATAAGTATAAGCACCGTTAAGCGAAATCACTGCCACCGAGTTCGTCACCTCCGTCACGCAGCTCCAGGAATCCTGGCAGAGAGTTAGATCTCTGTCGCCCCCTATGTCAGCTTAAACATTCCAGTCCTCTGGATAAACATAGCTTGGCCTTTTGTATCGGTAGCCATCCTCATAGGGTAGAACCGTAGGACAAAGATAAATAACTCTCTAAAATATATTTTAAGTTATCAACGGCCGTGCATAACAAAATAATTTAGACATAACACCGTTTACCTTTACATACCCGTTTTTGACATCCGTATCCTGGGTGAACTAACAGTAAAGGCTATACCAAAAGAGGGGCTAGAATCGCCTGTATTGAGCCAGCAGGCCTATGCAAAAACATGGGGAATTCTATGCGGGATGATTCTATCCTTTTTAGGTATGGTATGTGGGCGAGAAAGGGGGGTAATGTTATTAGAAGGCCGGGGCCGGAGGCCGATGCGAAGTCGTTTTCAGGCACTGGGTACCCCCTCAAAAGTGGAATCTGGGAACGGGATTCGGCACAGAAACATAATGAATTATTATGAATCGGAAAATGGTAAAGCCCTGATACATAATACATTACGCAGGGTATGTGACACATGAATAGGAAAACCTGTGCTGATTGGAAAGAAAAAAGGGAAACGTAAACGATTGATAACAAAGGAATTGCGGGTAGGGTTGCACGTTAGTACGTGAACACAACAACCCCCCTTTCTTTCCTAACAACCTTAACCCCTAACAATACACCCCATCCAGATGAAGCTAGAGAAGACCATCTTTTACCTACCTAAAGCGATACGGCTGGCATCCACCCGCACCCGTATTTCTCGACCTCTGTACCCTACGGAAATCTTCCTTCTTTACGCCATCAAACGACTACCGAATCCATGCACCCAGTCACACCTCCAGAGGTTCAGCGAAAGCGTGCACAATCCCATTACACTTACCACCATCCATAAAGGCCTTACATACCTTTTAGAGCAGCATCTCATCGATCGTAACATTAGGTCCTATTCTCTTTCCCCTCTAGGCAGGGAGTACTTATCATACATTAGGCAGTATCTTATCAATATACGGCTATAGTATGCCCCCGAACTGGGCCCTTTTACCATCCAATAGATTGCATCATTTTTTTTACAAGACTATTCCGTGGATAACTTTTACACCAGATAACGGCCATGCATACCCCAAAATACAGCTTTAACATTTCTTTAACATTTGGCTGGAGCCCTTGGGAGAGTAAGACGACAGCTTGCTAAATCTGTTTAGCACTGGTGTTTTGACACGTTGTTGCAAAAAAATATTTGGTTTCGGTTATCCGCAAACGTTAGTTTTGTGTCAACAAATCAGGGATACCCCGCTAACCACGGCCTAGTCACTCCCACCGCTCTTTGAATTTATTGCTGCGAAAGTTTTACATGCGATGCTCTTCACCGGAGCTCTGATGGACAACGGCCCTGCACCTTACACGGATGCAACCCACAAATAGCAATTGCTACCCATCTTACCCCTTACATGTAACAACGAGTAACCAACCCATCGCCACCAGGTTCCGATTTATCGTCCTGGTGTTTAGCGTAGTCTTGAGGCTAATGGGTTTGATGGTCTGCTAGTATGTCGCTAGCACTGATGAGTCCCAGGCAGGACGAAACCATAAAACAAAACCACATGGAAACCAAATTATCTATGGCTATTGCATCACACCTAAGCGATGCGCAACACGAAATACTTACCGGTGAAATTAAGCTCGCCACTAAGAGGTTAAACTTTGTAAAACTTATAACCTTCAAACATAGTGACCTTAACGAGTATGTCACCTTCGATTACCTAACACAATTATGGAACCAACTATAAAAAAGAACCACATGAAAACTTTTACCTCAATCATCAAATTTTACTTAGCAGGTGCCTTGCTTAACCCATTCACCATTGCCGGTTTGATTTCCGGTTGCCACGAGTTTACATTCTTTGGCTTTGTGTTATCTGCATTGGCTTGTAGTATTCTCTTCCTAGGTGGAGGAGTTAAAGCGTTTAAATAATCCCCCGAGCAGCCCACAAGGTTAACTGATGAGGGTTAAATACCCGAAACGCCTACGGGCGTCTTAACCATAAAACACCAACACAATGAGTCCAGATTTTGCTTTTAAAATCGCTATTGAAAACGGGTTGCTAAGCGATGACCCGAACGCTGAAAACTATGCCGGTCTTTACATGTACATGGGCATCCAAAACCCAGGCACAGACAGAGAGCTAATACTATTCAAAAACATTAACACCCGTGATTACCTCAAATTTTAAAACACCACACGCCATGAATGTAATTATCCTTTATCGTGATGAAATTGCCGAAACGCCAATTTTAGTAAAACACGACACCACTGCCGAAGCAGTTTTTGAATCACTTGCCACCGAGCTACTAGGCGAAGATGCCGAAGAGGTCGACTTTTTTTGTGACTCTGCCTTAAGCAAGGTAAACTCACTTCTTAGACACCAGGACCTTAGGATTGAATGGTTCTGCGATATTGATGTAAACACCTATAAAAACTAATCACATGACTAATGATTTATTTGAAACACTCGAAAACTTACCCTCTGAGGTACAAATCATCTTAAAGGAATTTAGCGAAATGGAAAACACATACGACAATTGTGTAGCCCTTGTTAACGAGCTAAATCTTGTTGGGTACGGCTGCGACTACGGACTCGATGGTATACCCTACGATTTACAACCACTTTAAAAAATTAACCACATGAAAAGCACAACCACCGCCATTATCATTGTTATTGTCTTCTTGCTTATTACTCTAGCAGATAACATATAAATACCCCCGAACTGGGATGGTCGCAAAGCGGTTCGATTCCGCTTCCAGTTCCAATGCAATAATGCAGAACCATAAAACAAACCAACCATGAAAAAACTGTTAATTGTATGTATCGCATTTGCGGTATCATGCGCAAGTTCAAAACAACCACCAATACCTACCGAGCAATTGGATTTCCCCCCAGAGTTTGACAAGTATACCATTAGCCATGACAGGGCCAACCCTACCTTATTAATGGCAGTTTACGACACGACAACACAGAAGTATATTTTTGAATTTATCGATAACTAAACCATAAAACAAACCAACCATGAATTTAATCTACTCAACTACAATTGAAGACACCTATAGCGTGTATATTGAATGTGTTTACAAAGATGGGCAGCCTACTACCATTTACTATGCAGAATGCGATGGTTGGTCTAGCGGAATGTATGCAATAAAGCCCGCAAATACATACTGCGCTGCCTTAAGGATTTTAGCTAGCTTAAAATAAACCCCCGAGCTGCCGACCTAAGCGGTCACACCGGAGCGATACCGGAGCAGCTCCAATGCGATAACGCAGAACCATAAAACCAATTAATCATGTCAACCACAATCAACACCACACTTCAAATGCACGTCTTCACTTTAGACAACGCCTTAATCTACCTGAAAGAAAATTTACAAACAGACGCAGACTTCAGCGGTGATAATGGCCCTGACTTCCTAGATGATGCAGCCCAAGGGTACGATTCAAATCTTGAATACTACCTCGATAAGTTCTGGAACAAGCACAAGCCAAAGAACGAAGAGACCCTAAATAACTTCTTTTTAAAGTTCTTCAAGTTCATGCAGAATAGGGACCAGTACTACTCGAATATTGAATTCGAACTTAAGTTTATTGGCGACCAAATAGTTTTAGCAGTGATGATGGAATGTGAGTGCTAAACATTACCCCCGACCTATCGCCCAGGGCGTGCGCTTCGATGCTAAATAGGTCCAATGCCATATGGCAGAACCATAAAACACCAACCCTATGAACCAACCAACAATTAAGTGCTCACATTGTGAGCGTGAACTGGATGAAAACGATTTCTGCACTTTTGATAAGGACGGAAATGATGTCTGTGAATCATGCGAAAGTGACGCATGGAATTACGCCAACTCAGTAATAACAATCCATGGCGAAGACAAAAAAAGCTACCTCTGGTGCGAGCCCTTCGGATTTAGAGAGCGTGAATACTTCGAAGAGGAGAGCCCCAACGGAGTCGATGGATTTAAGTATGTGCGCACCGATGCATGGCGTGGATATTGGGACGTTGAAATTGCCCACGGGTACACGACCCTTGCTTCTGGATGGGCCACCGGCAGTTACTCCGATGTACCATGGAAGCACGCCTTTAATGACCTTGTAGATAGGATTCAGGATGGCGAGCTGCAACCACCAGTTGAATTAATCTTTGCCTTCGGCCTTACCTCCAACGTCTTCAGCACATCCACTGATGTAATAGTGCGGGAATGCGATTTAAAGGCCCTTACAGAGTGGCTAAGCCTTGAGGCTGGTATAACTATCGAAGAACTAGAAAACGCCCTAAAATAACCCTTAAAATACCCCGACCTGGCGGCACGGCCGTGGCCTTCGATGGCAACCAGGTACTAATCAAACCATAAAACCTATGAAACCAATTATTGTATCTACACCGAACGCATACGGCTTCGGTCACGACTGGACCCTAGTAGTAAAGGGCCGCAGTTTTTACCTGGGCCAGGATGCAAAATTTTGCCAGCGTGTACTAGGCATGAGAGGTTCAGAAGTAGCCGAGGCCATCGGTTCCAATGACCTATCAAAAGACACCACACGCAGACGCCTTGCGGCCTTCATCATCCAGAGCCTGGGCCTGGACCAGGAGCAAATCGAAACCCTGGAACCCTGGGAGCTATGCTGCCAATAAAATACCGAGCTAGTAGGAACGACCGAAACCGGAGCGATGCCGGTACTAGCTCCTCATCAAAACACCAAACAAATGCAACCGCAAGACCCAAACAAAACCCACTTTTATGTAAGCCTGGTGAAGTCTTCACTCCGCTTCATAGCTTGTTACTTTCTTTATTGTGAACGCTTCGGACCCGCTGCGCTTTTCCTTGCAGCTGCAGAGCTCCTAGGCATTATCGAAGAAATTTAAAACCAACCCATATGACACCACAAACCACCCTTGAAGCGTGCGAAATTATCGAAGGCGGATGCGGATACGCTCCGACAGACACCGACATTTTGCAGGCATGGTCCCTACTAATTAGCACGGGCCAAGTATGGAAGCTACAACCATTCTATGTACGCAATGCATCCATGCTCATTGACACGGGCGTTATTGACTTGAAGGGCACGATTAATTATGATATTGAATAACACCCACCCCCGAACCGCTCCGCTTTAGGCAATCCATCGAATGGAGGGCGGTTCCTCATCAACATGTTACCCATGAAAAAATACACACGTTTAGAGGTTCTGGATGAGCTCCTAAAACAAATCGACCGCCACGATTTCTACTATCAATTTTCAGATAGCAGTAACATCGTCAGCCAAGGTCTGGAGAGCGAGCGAAATCTTATACAGAATCTGAAAAACTTTTCTCCTGATGAGGTATTGCCACACCTAAAAGAATGGCAGCGACCCTTAGTAAACCAATTATTTTAAAACCCTAAAACGAATCCTATGTTAGTAAAAATTTACTACAACGATGTGCGAGCGGAGAAGCCTTATTTGGTACACACGAACTGCCCGCACGTCAAGGTGAGACTTGAGGACGCACAGGCCTTTGCCAATATGAAAATGGCAGCTGGTGAATGGTTCCGCTATCTTATACCAGAGCTCTGCGATAGCGTGGTTGTGTTCGAAGAATTCGATCCGTCACAAACCGGAGAGGTGGGCCTATAAACCCACCTTATTTTTTTGCCAATTTAGAAAATTAGAAACCCTATGAGAGAGTTAACATTCAACGAGTGGATGCTATACATCTACGAACAAAACAATTATTCACCAGAAAAACTAAAATCCTATGAACAAAGTATCAGAACTGAGACTGCTATTCAGAACCATCAACCAAGGCTTAACCAAGGTGGAAGAACTCAACATGGCGGACCAAAAAGCGTTGTTAAGATCACTCAAGATTGTGAATGAGGAGATGTGCGACCAGGTTATTGAATTAGTAAAAGCGTATGAACTATTAAAAGCAAATCAATGAGTATCCAAGAACAATTCGACTCACTAGTAGATGAGACAGCGAGAATCACCGGCATCAATATTAAGTACGCCAAGACCAGGAAGTACGATGTGGTAGTAGCAAAGGCATGTGTAATTAATATCCTATCCAATTACTTTGGCGCAAACACCGTGAGAATCGGGAAGCTGATGGATATACACCACTCCACCGTAATTCACCATTTAAAATGCCATGGCGACCGGAACAGGTACGAGGATGAATACTTCGACCTGTACGAGGGCCTGTCTAAGCACGCCACCATGATCGGTAGGTCTGCGATAGATGTACACGAGATCCTAACACTGATGAAGAAAGCACTGAGCGTATAGCCTGTGCAGGGGTGTGTTGAATCTGTTGATAAAGTTTCGGATAAACTTGCAAAAGTGCTGATAACTAGCTACTTTTGAAGTACCACTTCAGACGAATATAATTCCTTATTCAATTGGTATTCTTGAGAATCAGGGAGTTATGTGAAAATGTGCTGAATCTGGTGTGCCGAAATGATTATCTACAGACTCAACGCACCCCTTTCTGCATTAGTAAAATTAGGCATTCGTGATATAATTAGCACACGTAAGTGTACCCGTTGGAAAGTGTGACAATATTTTAGAGAGTTACATCGTTCATTCCAAACATAAAACTATTTCACCATGACAATATCATTCTTTTTAAGAGGCAACATGATCCAGGCCAGGATCTCCGACAAGGACAAGTGTCTTCGTATCTCCACCGGTATGAAGCTAGGCCGCAACCAGAAGTTCGATGGCGAGTTTATCGGTAACACATTAGAGGTAGCCGGTCTGAATAACGAGCTATTGCGCCATAAGATCCTATTGACAGAGCTATTCCTTAAGTATGGTAATCTGGAACAGATTAAGGCGAACTATAAATTTACCCCCGAACTGCAGGAAGAGGAAACCGAGAGCTTCGAAGTGCACGCACTCCTTAACAAGTACGTACACCAGATGAGCACGGGCGAGATACTCACCAGGAACAACAAGAGATTCTCACCGGCCAGCGTAGCCACATACGCCCAGGCTGCTAACATGATGGCGAACTTCTCCGCTGAACATGGACCGCTGGACATTTCCAAATTTCATGTAGATGCTACGGCATCCATACTGCAGAAAAAAGATATAAGCACCAGGTTTGCATCATGGTTCAAGTCTTACGAGAACTGGATGATCGACCATAACTATTCAATTAAGAGCCGTTGCGAAGCTATGAACATGGCTAACATTATGATAAGCCACTTCTCCCGTACTTATTTCTTTAACATCCCAAAGATTCCACGCCTGGCCAATATCAAAAAGCCCAAGGTCGTGTTCCCTCCAGAGTTCGTTGGCCAGTTCGTGATGGACAAGCACAACATCTACAAGGGCCTGAACGAAACCATGAAGATGGTCTGGGAAGTATCCGCTACGATCCTAATCACCACCCTGAGGGTGTCTGATGCCATCAGCTTGACTGAGAAGGACCTAATCTTTAGAGGTAACGAGGTTCTGTTGAACAAGCGCAACGAAAAGACCGGTGAAATCTCACAGATGCCACTGCCCAAGAGCTTGACAGATGTGTACAGAGAGAACCTGACCAGGAAGGGTGGATTGTTTTCCATCAAACCTACCAAGCAGATTCTGTATGACAATATGAGGGACCTCTTTGCGATGTACGATGACCTGCATGATTACTATAGCATCCATAAACTGGGGATCCGTGGTGAGCAGATCGTGGAGAGCAAGCCTCTGTATCAGTGGGCGCACCCTCACCTTCTCAGGAAGACCGCCATCACTACCATGATCTACATGGGTGTGGACCAGAACCACATCAAGCACACATCAGGACACTCACCGAACTCGGAAGCGTTCTACGATTACGTGCATGTGGTTGACAAGCTATATAAATCTGATTTTAAAAATGCCCATGAGAAAATGGGACTGGTATAAAAAAAGGGGAGCTTCGGCTCCCTTTTTTATTTGATCAACTTATCTACAATCTTCTTTAGCCGCTCATTCTCCTGCCTTATAGCGGCCAGCTCATTCTTCAGAGCTTGTTGTGTTAATACTTTCTCATCTCCATCAATCAAGTAGTCATAAGACACACCGAGTTTCTTTTTCAATGTCCTTAACACTTCAAAGTTTGGCGTATACAAACCATTTTCTAGTGCGCCAATAGATCCACTAGTCATGCCAACTAATTTGGCCATGTCTTTTTGAGTCAATCTATTATCAATGCGTATCTCCTTAAGTCTTTTTGATATATCTGTCTGGTCTGTTGTCTTCGTGTGTTTGATTCTCATGTTGATAACATTGTTGATACAAATATATGTAATTGCGGAAAACTATGTGTATAACTAATAAATATCTATTTTATTGTTTTATAATTTTATGTCGTGATTAAGTTCGATTATGCAAAAGACGTTATGATTGTGGATGGGGTTGATTTTCAACTAGTTCCATTCCGCAAGTGGCTCCTCAAAAACCATGAGCAGTTATGCAATGGGCATTATATAAGGGCCATCAAGAACGGGAATAAGACCAGGTTCACATACGACTGGCAGCAGATCTACTTCCTCGCTGACCAATACGAATTCACCAAACAATACATACATGAATTACATCTCAACACTACAGGAAAAACTCCGCCAACCGATCCCCTATCAATGGAGGGTCCAGTCTCGTAACAAAGACAAAACAAAAGCTATCTGTACATCTTACATTGATGCACGTGACGTAATGAACGTGCTAGATAAGTATTGCACATACGGATGGCAGACAGACGTAAAAGAATTAGCTGGTTTCATATTCTATGGAATCGGTATCGAGATCCCAGAGTTCAATGCAGAAGGTAATCCTACTGGCTTTAGTTCAACGCTCTGGAGATGGGATACAGGCGCAAGAATCGAAGATGACAAGACCGATAATATGTATGAGCAGGCTGGCAAGTCAGCGTCCTCAGATGCCCTTAAAAGAGCTGCAGTACAATGGGGTGTAGGTCGCTTCTTATATGACCTGGATACAGTAACACTACCATGTGATCAATACGGCAATGTCGTAGACGAATCAGGTAAACGTGTATGGGATTTAACCAAGCACATCAATAATCTTAGAAACAATTCAACAGTTCTAAAGAATGTTGCTCCTCCTCCTGCCCCCGAGCTCCCAGAATTACCCCAGGATAAGCTCGACTCTATGCTTGCTTACATTAACGAGGGAAAGATCAAAGAGGTAGAAGCTGGTATGAAAAAGTACAAGCTGAACACCGCACAGAAGACGGCACTAACGTCTATGATCAACCAAGTTAAATCAGAAGCAGTAACAAAAGCAGCTAAGAAATGAAACACCTAATCCATACCCCAACGGCCAAGCTAACCGAGGCCGAATGGCAATCCCTACGCCTATCTTTTGTAAGAAAGGGAATGATTGGCGGATCTGATGCAGGAACCCTGTTAGGATTGAACCAATATAAGTCACCGATTAATATGTTCTACCAGTCTGTAGGCATAAGTAATCCCCCGAACATAATGAACTCCGCCATGCTTCACGGCAAGCAGATGGAGGACTATGTTGCAAAGTGCTGGCAGTATTACGATGGTACTGATGAAGGCTGGGTTGAGAATACCCTGGCTGACAACAAGATCAAGCGATACAAGAAGCTCAAGTCGATTATAACTAACCCAAAATATCCTGTACTGTTTGCGAATGTAGACGGCATTATCACCAAACATCCAGTTCATGGGAAGAAGCAAGGTATACTGGAGATCAAAACGATCTCCGGTTACTCTGCTGACTCTTACGAGGCAGGCATTCCCCCGAGCTACCTGATCCAGGTGCAGCACTACATGTTGGTTACTGAATTAAAGTACGCAGAGATCTGTTACCTCAAGGATGGCAGACAGCTGGGAGTAGTAACCTTTAACGCTGACCCCGAACTGCAGGACAGGATCCTAAATGCAGCGCATGAATTCCAAGAGAGAGTGCGCCAGGCACAGGAACTTATTCAGAACACCATTGATCTGGATGAGAAGCTAGGTATAGCAGCGCAGTACGAACCAGAAGCAGATAACTCTGAAGCATTCAATCAATTCATATCTGAAAAGCACAAGGCACGCCAAACAGAAATCGTAATGCAAGGCGGGGAAGATATGCTTGAACTAGCTAAGCAGTATAAAAGGTATTCTGAATTTCTTAAGAACGTAGAGAAGCAAAAACAATTCTATCAAAATAAAATAAAGCAGGTTATGGAACGCAACGAAGCATCCGTAATGATGCTGCCTGACGGTAAGATAACCTGGAGAAAACAATTTAACGTACAACTATGATCAAGCTAAATGAGATTGAAAAAGTGATGAAGCCGCAGTTCGTGTTTGACAAGGATGCGAATAAATTCTTCCAGTGTGATGAAGAGTATGAAGGCAACAAGGACCTGGCACGTAGCATATTTGTTGGAATCTCTGACATGTATGGTTTTGATGCGCAACTAGTAATGTCTTACCTAGATATGGGATACGACTCTTACAGATACAAGTTATCACAGTTCAGAGAATACTATCGTGAAGGTAAGCGCAGGAAAGAAAATGGTACCATATACATGAGCGATGATGCAATAAAAAAATACTTCATAAAAGTTAATCTCTGCATGAACGCCATCAAATTTCATTCCAGGAGTAATCCATACCTAAAGCTTGATGACTATGTAAACTTATAAGACCATGACCACCACCACCATCGACCACAACCTAAGAAAAAAACTAAACATATCCTCTGTACACTATCTAGTAATGGATACGTGTGCGCAGTATAAAAATATCTGGCGTCCTACTTCTATAACCGAGATCGCTAACGTGTTAGGATTAAGCATACGAGCTGTCTCTGTAGCAGTAGATGATCTACGCACATCTCAACCTCCACTCCTGGAGATAGCTGAGAACGGCAGCTTCTACCCAACCAACAACTGGTATACATCATTCTTTGAGGAACCAATTGAAGTAAAGGGATTAGACACTGAGCTCGCCAAGGAAGTTGTAATAATGTTTAACGAAATAAACGAAACAAAGTATCAGCTACCTAATAACATTGAGCTAGTAAAAGCTATCATAAAACAATCGCCACGAATAACTAAGGAGCACTTTAAATCTGTGATCATACACAAGCGTAACACCTGGGGTATTGATGAGAAGATGAAGGAATATAACAGGCCTTCTACAGTCTTCCGCAGTCCAAAACAATTCCATAAGTATCTCGATGACGCCAATATGTACTGGATAAACCAAACCAAAAATGATTCAACAACTCAGAGCCCTAGGTATTAATGTTCGTGAAGGGCAAAGAGGTAATATAAAGACCGTATGTCCGAAGTGTAGCGATACCAGAAAGAAAAAGAATGATCCATGCCTATCAGTAGATGTAGAAGAAGGCATTTGGAACTGCCATAACTGTGGATACAAAGGAACCGTGCGCATAAAGAACGATAAAGAATATGTACGCCCAACAGGTGAGCTAAAAACTTTAAGCCAACCAGTCATTGATTGGTTCGCAGCTCGGGGAATAAGTAACCAAACACTACTCAGATTTAAAGTATCTGAAGGTGTCGATTATATGCCTCAGGTTAACGCAGAAACTAAAACAATTCACTTTAATTATTACTACAATGGAGAACTTCAAAACATTAAGTATCGTGATCGTGATAAGAACTTTAAGCTTGTTAGTGGGGCTAGGCTTGTGCCTTATAACATTGACGTCTGCCTTGATAATGCTACCGATAGTATTGTTATCTGCGAGGGAGAGATCGATTGCATGGCGTTTTATGAAGCAGGAATTAAGAACGCTATATCAGTACCTAATGGTGCCAGCAAGGGCTCCCAAAAGCTTGAATGGTTAGAAGACTTCTGGAACCTGTTTGAAGGCAAGAAGATATACCTGGCCACTGATATGGATGAGGCTGGCATATCACTTAGAAATGAGCTTGCAAGAAGACTAGGCAAACAGAACTGTTTAATAATAGAATTCCCTTATAAGGACGCAAACGAAGTGTTGATTCATGGTGGACGGGATATACTAGTCGAGTGTTACAACTCGGCTAGTCCCTACCCGGTTGAAGGTATTGAAGATGCGTTCTCAGTTAAGGCTGATATATACAAGCTATACGATGAAGGATTCCCTACTGGTTTCGATACTGGTTACGCAACTGAATTCGTATGGCATCCAGGACAGGTAACACTCGTTACCGGCATACCTGGTCATGGTAAATCTACCATGATAAAGAATATCATATTCAAGCTGGCTGAAAAGCATGACCTAAGATCCTTTATTTACTCAGCCGAGGAGGCCAACACGGCTTTTGCTTTAGCTGATATGTACCAGATCGCTACAGGTAATTCATTCTTCCAATCAAAGCTTTCCAAAAGAATAACAAGGGATGAGGTAGAAGCATGGACGCCATTCATGAACGATCACTTCAAGTATTACAAGCTAAGTGAGAATGACCTGACCATTGAAGGCATCCTTGACAAGGCCCAGGAGATGGTTAAAAGATATGGCATTAACATACTCGTGATAGATAACATGAGTACAGTTGAGAAGAGCATGAGCAACCAGGCAGATACACGCCATCACCAGATCAAGAACATGATGAACGATGTGGCCAGGTTCGCCAGGAACCATGACATAATCGTATTCCTAGTGGCGCATCCAAAGAAGATGACTGAATTAAAGAATGGGATATACAAAGTACCTAATGGTTACGATGTGGGTGATAGCTCACACTGGTTCAACCTACCTGATAACGGTATGACTGTTTACAGAAACTTGGAAACAAACCAGACCGAGTTGCATAGATGGAAAGTAAGGTTCAGGTATAGTGGCCAGCTCGGGGTAGACTACTTCACATTCAACGTAGCCAACAGCAGGTACCATTCAGCAGAAAGATTAAATGACGGAACAGATAAAAGCAAATTCGTAAACCAACCCTATGGCAAGAAAGACATTGAAAACTTTGCCGCCCTCGCAGACTCTTTATAAGGAGCACTGGAAGATGCTAAACAGCGGAGGCAAAATGATGGAGCATGTAGTTGATGTGAAGGGAGACAACCTTGTGAGACCGGCTAAGCTAGATGAGATCGTACCTGGCAAGCAGTACTACATGCAAGGCATATTTAAACCTACACATTTTACACCTACTGTCTTCGATCCAGCAGTGAGTTGGGATACTATTAAAGAACTACATAACACAGGAAGAATATGGCTACGAGAGGAAGATCAGCAAGGGTAAAAGGACACACGTTCGAAAGGGATATAGTGCAATGGTTTAAAGATCTAGGCTGGGATAAAGCAGTGACCTCCCGAGCTGAGAGTAAGAACAAAGATGACCAGGGTATTGACTTGTGTTATACCGATCCATTCTCTGTGCAAGCTAAGGCAGTAGAAAACCTTGGTAGCCTACATAAAATACTGGCAGCTATGCCTGATGACTCCAACTACAATGTAGTCTTCCACAAGCGTAGCAGACAGGGTGTTATTGTGGCCATGACACTGGATGACTTTAAAGAATTAATTCAAATGCTTAAATCAAATAAAATAATATGAAAGCAACAATCGAAACAGACACTATGAGTGTGTATATGCTGCTCCCGAACATAGCATTCATATACGAACCTGATTACAAGGAGATCCAAATCGGATTCTACTTTTTAAATTTTTCACTAACAATCAAAATCTCAAAAAAATGAGTACTCAAAAATCAGACATCGCAGCTTGGAAGAAGACTGTGAACACTAAGAACGGTCCAGTAGAAGTACTGAGCGTTACTGTAGGCGACAAGCGTTACACCATGTGGCCTAACACATTTAAAAAGGAAGGCGAGAAATCTCCTGACTATCGTGGGAACTTGGATACGTATGAGCCAAAAGCAGCAGCTGCTCCAGTCGCTTCGTTCGTAGGACAAAACGAAATTGAAGAGCTTCCATTTTAATTTAACAGGGAGGGTGGAGATTGGTCCCGATGCCCTCCCTAAATTTTTACCCCATGAAAGTATACATAGAAAATTATATCGGTAGGCCGCTAGAACACGATTTCGATCTTGAGTTCAAGAACAGAACTACCGTCCTCAAATACTCCAACTCAAAGGAGTGGGATCCAGAGCTACTTGGCACACAGGCATGCAGTATAGTTAATACCGGCAACGGGTATGTAGTTAAGCTTGACGGCAAGACTATACGTATTGACTACGCACAGGCGCAGCAGTTGTTAATACTTCTCATGTATATGAATGACGCCAAGATTGAAATCTGTGAAACGAAAATATTTAAAAGCATATGACCCCATTTGAAATGGCGGAGGAATTAAAATCAGACGCCAGAAAATTAATCCAAACCGGGATATGGTCATGTGTTGTAACTCACCTGCACTTAGTTCCCGAAGTTAATGTCGACAAGGCCGTGAAAGCTATATGCCTATACATGGTCGATAAGATTATTGATGAAATGGAAAACGAGGTGGATGGTAATGATGCGGAAGATAGATCCGTCTTCTACTATCAAGTAAAAAATATCCTATGCAAGCCATCATAAGTATTGACTACGATGACACCATCGTGTATGCCGATTATCCAAACATCGGTACCATTAAACCGCATGCAGCGGATGTAATTAACAGACTCTATGATGCTGGTCACTTCATTATCATCTGGACCTGCCGGTCTGGTGAGCACGAAACCATGGCAGCTGACTACCTCAGATCCAATGGCGTAAAGTTCCATCACATCAACGAGAACCATCCAGATAACATAGCACAGTATGACAGCGACTCCCGTAAAATATTTGCTGACATCTACATCGATGACAAGCAGCTCGGGGGATTACCCGAAAGCTGGTTAGAAATAGAAACAATCCTTACCCAACAAATAAACAAACTAAAATGATTATTGCACTCTCTGGCTATGCTAAATCCGGCAAGGACACAGTAGCTGAAATAGTAAAAGAGATACAACCAAACAAATGGGAGGTAAAGAAATTCTCTGGTAAACTTAAGACCATTGCATCTATCCTGTTAGGTATACCTGAGCACATGTTTGAGGACCAGGATTTCAAAACCTCCATGCTTGGAGAGGAGTGGTGGAAAAACTATGGTGACTTCTACCATCAGATGAGCGTAAGGGATTTCTTACAGATGTTAGGTACTGACGCCATCCGTAATGGGTTGCATAGTAACGCATGGGTGAATGCTCTTATGGCGGATTATAAGCCAGCTAAAATAGACCAGTATAATCCATCCTACTGGATCATCACAGACTGCCGCTTCCCTAATGAAGCCCAGGCAGTGAAGGATAATGGTGGTGTAGTCATACGTATTGTACGTCCAGGTATTGAACCAGTAAACGCACACCCATCAGAGACCGCACTTGATAACTGGGACTTCGATTTCCGAATCGCAAACGCATCTGATAAGGTCGCATTAAAACAAACAATTGAAATACTATTAAATAAAATACCATGCTAGCAACAGATCCATTTACCGGCATTACAGAATCACGCCTTAAAGCACAAGACAGGGTAAAACCAGAGCTTAAGAATATTTACGTAGCTCTCTCCCGAGCTATAGAAGAAGGCGATCAATTAAAGATCGGAATCGTATTAGGCCAAACATTAACCAAACTAGAATCACTTATCAATGGCAGTTAAATTAACCAACTCACAAGCAGAATCATTTGAACTCATGCACTCTAGTGTGTGCAATGCATTAATCTACGCTGAAGATTTACATAAGGGTAAACATATTGCCTTAAGGGAATGCTTACCCCCGATCATAACCAAACTCAGATGGCTAAAGAACGCCATTGAATTAAAGGTACTAGCCTCACGCAGGAAGGAGATAAGGGAAAGGGATACGTTATTCTTTGATGAGATCCTCAGGCTGGTAAGCAACATGGATGACGAACAGAAAAACAAATTAGAAATCGAAGCTAAAAAAATACTACATGGAAAGTGTTCTATACCTGAATAGGTACCGAGATGAGATCCGCTTCACTGAAGAGGACAACAAAGTTACAATGACTGGTGGCCAGTATATGCGTGTCGGATGGGATGAAGACCCCGAAGTAATCACTATGGTGGATCCATCTGGCGGACCATACATTACAGTCGGCAGTGACTTGCAGTCATTCTTTAGAGATGGCAAGAAAAGAATTATTGATAAGATAAAAATGGACAAAGAACAGGTAATATTCATGCTGAAATAATTTGTTAGTTCAAACTAACGAGTATATATAACCGATAACTTTGCATAACAAAATCACAAACCCATGATGAGACGATGCTCTTCTAACCCTAACCAGTGGTGCAACTGCGTTGAGAACAAACCATGCCCCACCTCTTTTACTCCCCCGAACTACGACCTGGCTGCAGAAGTAAAACTACTGAACGAAAAGATAAATATTATTAACGCTAAAATAGAAGCCCTTGAGGCTTTACGCTATGACAAAATCAGAGAAGGATTACGTGGATAAATACCACGCAACAGAACCAGTGTCAGTGATGGCTACGCATACCGGCCTTACGTATTTAGAAATAATTACCTACTGTGAGGAGATGGGTTACCAGCCTGTACGAAAAAGAAAGCGTAGACCGGAAGATGAACCTACGCCAGAAGGATACTTTGACATTAACAATTATAACCCCGCAACCATATGATGATCCTATTTATTCTAGTTGTAGTGACGCCAATTGTAGCAGCCTGGGTATACCTGGTATCCAAGCAGGCCGATGAAGAAAACACTATTGATTTAACCGATGAAGATATTTGGTAAATATTTATTATGAAAGATACTTGCAGTAAAAGATTTTACAAATGCAAATGTGGAACTTTAAACGAGTGCTATGTTTGGGAATCGCAATTAAAAACACACGATTTTGGATGTGTTAAGTGTAATGCATTATTAGGATTAAAGCAATTGCAGAAGAAGAAAGAGGTTAATAAATCTGCAGCTATCCGAACTCCAACTAAAAACAGATAAGATGATATTAATATTCCTAGTAGGTGTAGTAACCGTAATAGGTTGCGTATCTATTTATAAACAAACAAAAGATTGATATGGACTTAATACCTTTTTTAATCTCCTGTGCAGTAGCTACACCGATAGCTATTCTATGGGTATATATACTAACTAAAAATAAAAAAGAAAATGAGCATTTATGATCCGGGAACAATCCCACAAGAAGTTGAAGGTCCTGTAGAGTATATCCCAAGCAGGTCAGAACTATTAAGGCAACACTCAATTAGGATAGAATTCATGTCAAGGGGGTGCGTTATTCATGTTGGCTGTAAGTCTATTCCTTTTGAGAGTATAGATCTGGCTATTAGATGCTTGAACGACTACATAGCGGAGCCCTACAAGCAAGGTAAAGAATGGGAGAGAATCCTAAGTTAAATATTTTAGTCAGGTGGCGGAATGGTTGTAGACGCTAGTTAAATGTATTGATTAATTCTGACGCATTTGATGAACAATTAATTGTTAGGTTCGAATCCTGCCCTGACTACGCATTCCTGCTTAACACGTTAAGAATCCGTTGGCAAGTGTTAAGTGTAGGAGCCAACCCCATGCTGCACGTGGCGAACGCTGGTAAAACAATTACCAAGGAGGCAGTGTAAAATAGTGACTGCTCGGAAAGACGAGCACCTAGTCAGGTAGCTCAAATTTTGGGAGCACATGCATCATTGCGTGTTCAATACAAGTCTGCTTTAGGCTTGTTCAGGTTCGAATCCTGTCCTGACTACAAACTAAATCTATGAAACTAAACTCAAGTATACCCAGCTTCAAGGCCTTAGTAAAGAAATCATATTTCACCAAGGATCCTGGTGACGATAACGAATACTACAACGTGTACGTATTCGGGATCCAGTCATGCGGTGGTAAGATACTTACGTTCCATGTGATGACCGACTCCGGTATGCTGAGAAGCAGGGTGCCATTGTCTGAGATATATACCCATGTTCCCACAAACGATATACCCTTTAACTACAAGCAGCTATGGGATTGTTTCAGTGAGAACGTATCCGTAGTTGAGTACGATTTCCTGGCGTTTCACAGGGGCCAGGTTGTGTTAAGAGATGGCAGTAAGGTATGGGCTACTTATATATTCACCGTTGACTGGTACAACAATCCATACAGTGATGAACCTTCCGACTACAAGTGTGGCCACGTGATGGAATCTGATGATGGCTACCTCTTATGTATGCCTAACAACAGAATCTTTTGGAAGGATTCTAACTGGGTAACAAAACAATTACCCGAGGACCTGAAGCAGTTTAAGGTAGACACCGACCTTCCTTCTGTAGAAAACCAATCGGATCGATGGGTGGCAGAGGATACCAATTCATTTTATTACGACATAATAGAAAACAAATAACCTATGAGAAAAATATTAGTATCAAAACATTAATAAATTGCAAGTTTTGATAAAAATAAATTACAAACCTATAACCAAAACAAATGACCTATGAGAAAATTAATTATCCCCTTAGCAATACTATTAGTACTTGCAGCTTACGTATCAAACGATAGGAATAAAATGCAGGTTGAAATGGCTGCAATACAATTAAAGGCAGATAGCTTATACTATGAAGTCATCGCATTGAAATATCAAAAACAGAGGTATGAATTTATCTACGACCAGTTAAGTATTACAAACCCAGAAATAATAAAAGCATTTAACGAAACCGAATAACCTATGAGCGTAGAATGCATCTGTATAAACGACAAGAACAGGCCAAGGGAAATCCCAGCAGGTAAGT